ATTCTAGTAACTAATCTCGGAAAATCTTCGACTTCGTCTACGATTTTCGCTCCAGATGTAACTAAGCTTCGCTTTATGTGTAGCAATAAATCGACTGATAATGTAGGTGACTCTAAATGTAAAAATTGAATCAAAACAATATAATTATATCTTTATATTATATAATTATACTACCTTTTTACATTTTAAAAATGACTATTAAAATACATAATCTTTCGGTTATTCAAGTTTATCAAATTGAGGAGATACTACAATATTATAATACATATAAACCATACACTGCAGAACCATTACAACAATCCAAAGGTGGTGGAGGATTCACAATCTCCGTTAAAGGCTCTGATACGAAAATCATGCACAAAAATCAATGTATAAAACAGTTGAGGTGGCACAAAAACATCTTGGTTACCTACATTGATTATGCAGGGTTTTCGGAAGAGGAAGAACAATTATTATATATTGCAATGGTAAATGTTTTAGGTGAAGAAAATGTTAAACGATTTAATACTTTTAGTGAAGCTTTCAAGTCGAGTCCCAGCTTTCTAGAAATGATGATGAATATGGAAAAACTGGGTAAAATTATCAAATAAAAATTATACAATAGAGATTAAAAATCACAGGCAAAATTAAAAATATTTTCATCTTTGGTGCAATTAGTTAATGCATACTCAGAATTGGTGCGTTCGAAAAAGTTCACCTTGGTTTCGATACTAATCAATTCCATAAAATCAAAAGGGTTTTGAGAATTATAAATCTTGTCATAACCCAATTGCAAACACAAACGATCCGCCACAAACTCAATATATCGTGTCATAAGGTCAGCATTCATACCAATGAGGCGACACGGTAGTGCCTCGGTAATGAATTCCTTCTCGATTTCAGTGGCTTCCTTGACAATTTCATATACCCGTTTTTTATTAAGTTTCTTGTTTAATTTGCTGTAAAGCAAAATGGCAAATTCTGTATGAAGCGCCTCATCGCGAGAAATGAATTCATTTGAGAGCGTGAGCCCTGGCATAAGTCCGCGCTTTTTAATCCAATAAATAGACGCGAATGAACTACTGAAAAATATACCTTCAACACAAGCAAATGCAACCAAGCGCGCTGCAAATGAGCTACGACCGTCACCAATCCATTTTTTCGCCCAATCTGCTTTTTTGGTTATACAAGGATAATAATCAATTGCTTTGAATAATTTATTTTTTTGTTCCGTGTCGGAAATATAAGTATCGATCAATACAGAATACATGTGACTATGAATGTTTTCCATAGCAATTTGAAAACTGTAAAACGCACGTGCTTCCGCTACCTGAACATCGTTCATAAAACGCGTACCCAAATTTTCGGTAATAATTCCGTCAGAACCCGCAAAAAACGCCAAAGTCATAGAAATGAAATGTTTTTCGTCGTCGTTTAATTTGGCCCAGTCAGTTAGGTCACGCGAAAGGTCGATTTCTTCTGCTCTCCAGAAGCAATCGACTTGCTTTTTATACATACTGAAAATGTCAGGATATTTTAGAGGAAACATCGTGTAACGGTCGGTACTCTCGCGTAAAATAGGTTCATCAGCATTGTGCGACATATTCTCCCTAAATAATATATAGGGTAGATTTACTTTTATATATATAGTAATATGTGTTTAAGCCTTTTTTTGTTATTCATTAATAAAACTGACTGGTTGTTCCGTATGTAAATAATAAATATCGCAAAAAACATATAAAATAACAACTATATATATGTAAAATGGTTGCTGTCACATTTATTTACCGCATCAACCGTAACATATTAGTATTTTATGGTAATAGATGCTAGATACACCTCTTCATCGTCATCGGTATATCGGCATATATTGTGTGAATTTTATCAATGGTAAAAAGATAGAGATACGATAAATTTAGCAAAACGACTTCAAAATATTATAGCGATTATATATATATTAATGTCCAAATTTGGTAATACGTTCAAAAATTATAGTTTTACATTGAATAGTCGAATATTGTTGTATTTTATTTTGATATTAACTATCGGAGATTTGATGTATTTTTCTCTCACTGGTGAAATGTTGTTCTTTTTCATTTTTATTATTACAGGATATTTGACTTCTTTTTTTAGTAAAAATATGATTGTTATCATGGTGGTTTCTATGACTGTAACACACTGTATTCGTTACGGTAAGGGTGCGGGTAATGAAGGTATGTCCAATAAAAATGAAAAAGAACCATTTGACCCTGAACAAGACAGAACCAAACTTGAGACAGCACCTGCCAATGTTGGTGTATCAGCTCCTATGAGCGCGGTAACAAATGATTTAATCAAATCTTCAAACCAGGCAGCCAGTGCGTCAATCCCTACAGCTACTAATGCCATTGATAAATTAAAAAAATCCACCGCACAAATTCAAGAAATCAAAGACAAATTGAAAACTTCTAGAGTAAAAGACATGGCTACTCCTATCGGCTCGTTCTCCAATTCACCAGCCCCTGCTTCTAATTCATTAAACAGACCATCAGATTTAAGTGATTTAATGAACACAGAAATCAATTCTCCACTAGCTATCAACAACACCAAACCTGTTGTATCTGGTTTTGAAAATTTGGATGCTCAAACCAAAAAATTGCTTAATACACAACAGGAATTAATGCTCAATATGGATAATTTATCACCATTATTGGCTCAAGCTGAAAAATTCATGGAGAAATTCCAAGGATTAGCAAAATAAAACATATTTATTTATTGTATTATATTATACCTCGTAACATAATATAATATGAAATACCCGAAAATTAATTCATTAGACCTCGAAAATAAAATATTATTAGCCAGTTTAGGTATTGGGATATTAACAATCATATTTTTATGGGTGCATAAACAGAATAAAATTGTTGAAGGTATTGAAGGTGTGGGAGCAGTGCTCGGTACTGAATTAGCATTTGACACGAGTGGGATGGTGGCTAATTTTGCTGCTGAAGACGCTATTATGACCCAGGTAATTATACAGACCGATGTTGATGTGAATTCTGCCTTAACAAATGCACATATGACGGCTGATACTATTGAACTCCAAACACAAGCTACTTCTAATACAGTTGCATTAGAGGTACAAGCTGATGTTGATACTGTAGAATTGACTGCAAACGAAATCAAAGAAGGAGAACAAGACCGTGCAGCAGGATTATTAGAATCAGTCGATAGCAAGGTGCTTGACCGTGTACAAAAGGCTACCATAATAGCAGGAACAGGCGCTGACATTGCAGCACAAGGAGCTCAACTTGCTGCTTTAAACGCACAACATCAAATACAAAATATGGCACAAACTGCTGCTAATGCGACAGCTACTGGTATGCAGGCACACGGATGGAAAATTGCCATTTTAGGTTTTTTGGCCGCTTCTGGTGTCGGTGCGTGGGCAATTACCAACATAGAAGTACTGATTTATCGCATCTCGAATTTTAAATCGTGTTTTTTGTGGTACTTTTTAGAAATTATTGGATGGTTATTGTATTTACCCATTGAATTCATTGTTTGGTTGTTTTGTTTGCACGACTTTGAAAAATATGCTTGGAAAGGATTAGATGGCGTCGACTGTTTCATTAATGACATTACTGGATTTTATTTGTTTAAACATTCTGATGCTGTGAATCAAAAATGTTATTCTAAGGTATTCACATCCTTACCCACACTTAATATCCCGTTCAGTTTCGATACCGTCGGTAATTCCCTTAATGATTTATACGACCAAACCAATGCAGTACCTGAGGTTTATGGTGGAGCTGACCAAATACAAGCTAATGTCGACCAAGCTAATAATGATGCCAAAGTAGGGGCTGAAACAGCGATTGCATTAGACTCAGTTATGGTAGCAACCACAGCTGCACAAATCGGTATTGAAACCTCTACCGCATCTATACCATAAATCCCCTTATTTTTTATTCATTAGAGAATGTAATATCTTTTGATACATTATATTAACGAATTGTAATATAATATGAGAACACCTATTGTCAAACAACCACCCATGAAGATTACAACCGTGCGAGCTCCCATAATTCGAAAAAAATGCGTGTCTGGGTTCATTTGCGTTGAAAATCTCACTCTCTTGGTTTTAGTAGCCATATTTATTTTAATCATATTTTTATACAACAATTATATTTCCAAAGTATACGCTCCAACAAACAGTTCGAATATTATGGTGATACCTTCGCCACCCACACCCATCACTTTAGGTGGACTATCTACGAGAACAATTCCGAATGACATATTGAATGACCCTTACATACCCCCACTCAAAAGAGACGATTATTTTTTGGGTCCGTCACTATCAGGTGATATCCGTGGTCTACCGATTATCATCGAAGAACCTGTCGTCCGTAAATTACCTATCAATGTAGAGACACGCGGTATTGCTTCTGATTATACACAAATGGGCATTTTGACAAAAGCTGGTTTTAGCGATAAAGAAGAAGATAGTTCTCACACATTGATTTTACCATTGATGGGTAGACGTATCATGACTGGTCGCGACAAATGGCAATATTATTCCATTTCTAATACTGGTACACTGAATACCAAATTACCTGTAAAAGTGCAGGGTCGTAGTTGTACTTCAGAATATGGATGTGACCCGATCATGGACAGTGATATCATTTATGTGGAAGGTTACAAACACACATTCAAAGCCACCATTTATGAGAACAATTTGTTTAATTATATTCCCGTGTTATAATAATTCTATGAATATAATATAATAATTTATATTATATTATATTCATATGTTGGATGACGCGATAAGTACCCAAATAGATGAGATTAATAACATAAATAAATACAATAAAGCGAATAATTTCGGTTACAAAAGTTTAATATATATATTAGAAAATGTGGATACATTAATAAACCATTTATTACAGGCGAAACAATCTTTTTCAATTACTCCTTCTATTTCTCCGAACGGAGAACCTTCTATGATTAAAGAATCAAATTATGTCGGATTAGATATTTTATTTTACACTTTGCAAAACACTGAAATAATATTACAAACTATTATTAAAAAAGAACCAAAAGAAAGTTCACTATCTACAGTTGTTAACGCAATTACAAGTGCAGTACAAGTTGTCAGTGAAAAATCCAAACCATTGGCAGAATCAATCGGAGAACTTAATGAGTATTTTACACCCGATTTGGAACTCCCTAATGAAGATGGGTCACATCGTCAAGAAAACCTTAATTATGGTCAAGATAGGCTTGAATATTACAAAGGTAATGATATAACCATTGCCGAAACCGATACGCAAAACTTAATGAACGGTCTAATCGAAAACCCAATTGAAGAAAAAATGTCAAAAGTTACCAAAATTCAATTGGTTCCTGATAAAACTGGAGATTCCAATGCAATTACGGAGTGGCGTAACAAGACTCGAAGAGAATTACAGGCAGAGCCTGTAGAGGAATTGGAATCGAGATTAGTTTCAAAAGACGGCTCTGCCACTACGAAGTACAATGCCTCTACAGAAGGTATATTGGGAACTAATGTAGACAAAATTCTTAAATATAAATTTGAAGAAGAAGTCACGAATCCATCAACAAATAATAAAAAAACAAATATCGTGCAGTAATTTTCTGAGTATAACCTATATAATGTCTTTACATTTGGAACAACATATAGATGACGGCAAATTCATCCAATATAATTATTATAATACATATGCTAAGCGTGTTTTTTCGTCCAATACCGATTTTCAATTTATCTATCAAGGAAAAGAAAATACTCCGAATTTGACAATTATACAAGGTTCTCAAAATCTAAGTTATATATCAAGTAAATTCTTTATTTTTAGCAAAATTCATAAAATTGATAATGTAGAATACGATGGAGAATTGATAATTGAAAATACACCAATAACCAATTCTAATAAAAAAATGTATGTTTGTTTTCCTTTGAGAACCGTGCCTACTTTATCAGAAGAAACCATTATTGATTTTATTTTACAACAGACCGACCCCAACAACAATGTCGAGGTCAATTTCAATGATATTTTACCCAATACGAATGACAGTAATTTTTTTAATTTTGGTAATTATGATGTTCTCTTCTTTACCACACCTATACCTGTCAAATCTAATTTTTTCCATGTTTCTAATGATAATACTATATTTAGTCAGATAAATATTCAACAATATCAAAAAATAAAAGCTGTAAAAATAAATCATATTGTGATTTTAGAGGATGGTCCTGTATATGGACCTATCAGTTCTCAAAAATCTAAAATACAACAGCAATTAGAAGATTGGAAATATAAATTTGAAAAGATATTATTCTATTTATTTTCAGGAAAAATGTTTGAAATGATTCGTTCTCCACAAGACAAACAAAACAGTAAAATAAGAAAATGGATTAAAAAAATAAAATCAAAGAGTCCTGATAGCTGGACCCTTAAAAACAAAGTGGAGAACTTTGTTGAAAATATGACTATGGAAGACGACGGTGATGATTGGATGGAATGTGACAATGTCCCTATTGATTATTCGGGGGAAATACCCACCTACACAGTTAATGCTAGCTCCAAAACAACCGATGAAAACAGTAATTTATTGTTGAAAACATTACAGATATTTTGGATATTGTTCTCAGCTGCATTGATGTATGTTATGGTACCGTTTATTTATGGATTTTTGGCTGTACGCAGTATCCTTAAAATAAACGATACTACAGAAAAACAAGCGCAAATTACTGGACTCGAAATGGCTTTATCATTTTTGTTCGTTTTCCCAGCTTTCGTATTATTGATATATGGTTATAATAATTCCAAACTAGGTAATGACGGTCATTGGGTTTTCAACAACCAAAATATCATAAATTGTGTAGTTAGTGGTGGTATTATGATGTTTATATGGATATTATCATCTATCATTATTTATATTAAAAAAATACAAGACCCTAATTTCTTAGGTTACGCTGATGGTAATATGAATACTCCTTATTTTACTTTTGGTGCTAAAGTCGATTTGTATGCTGGTTTAAATCATATTTTCACATCTATTATTGCTTTATTCAAATAATTTTTTTTGGTTTGTGAATTTTACTGAGCGAAGCGCCAGTAAAATTCAGATTAGCTGTCAATAAAATCGACAGCTAATATATTTATTTCTAAAAAAATATTAATTTTATGCTAACGATGCATTATGCACATTTTCTAAAATAGGTTTAAATGTTGTATCAACATATGATGTAGGTGAATTCATGAGTGGTGCCATTGATTTAACCATTTCGACCTCCAATTCGGTATCGTTTTGTGTTTTATTCATTGAGTCATGATTTAATGGTTCCTGTAGCATCATCGGTTGTTCAAATGCTTTGGGAATATTCATTTCCGTCATATGTCTTTCTTTTTGAATTTGTGTTGGTGTATATTGTATCATTGGTACTTTTCCTGAAACCATCATTGAACTTCTACGAATCATTTCGTAGGCAACAAACAAACCCAATATACCTAAAACTGGATTTGTGTAAATGAAAAGACAAAGCACTAGCAGCATAACAATAACAACGCCTAATGGGGAATCTACCGTACCAATCAAGAAACTGGGCGTCTGAACATTGAAAATAAGGTATACAATAAAAGCAACAAATACGATTATTTCTAAAGTAGAAATTTTATACTTGAATAATTTGACCATTATATTTTACATTTAGATAATTATATGGATTTTGTTCAGATGCATAAATTATTATATAAAATAAAAATATATATATTTTAAAATGGATTACAGTAAACTTTACGAAATTCGTTCTATAGTGGAAGTTGATATTGACCCTAAAACTGGAGATATTACTAGTGGGGTACAATTGAATGAACCTTTAGTAAATTCTTACGATGCTGGTACCACATTTCATGTTTTTCCTTACGCAAATAAGGTGTTGATTGTTTCCAAGTCTTTAGATGTATCATTGGAACAATTATTGACAAATATTATCACTACGGAAGAAGCTGCGGAACTTCAAGTCGGTATGAATAAATGGGATGCTCTCAACAAATTTGCTGAAGTCATTGCTGAAATCGAGAATTTTACGACATCTGAAGAATTAGAAAATATGGATGGGTGGATTGAATGTAAGGCGGTTGCAGAACAAGCTTCTGAAACAATCATGATTTATAGTAAAGATGAATTGGTGAATCTTTACAACAATATTAAATCCATTAATTGGGCCAGAAATATTCCACCACCTCATCCACAACCTATTGGAGATTCCAATACAGCAACTCTTCGAGTTGCGGAAACTAATGATGCAGTGTTTGATGACAACATACAAATGACAGAAGTGTTAGAGGAATTGAACAAGGAAAATGTATAGTAAAAAAATTGATTTGTTTTTCATAAATAAATCAAATGTATATTTATTCGACTAATAACAAACGATAAGACAATGCAATCCGCTACGACCATGTCCCTTCCAAAGATGGATTACAGTACACTTTATGAAGTTAAAACTCTCAAATCAATGAATCCTGACACAATTGAATTTACAGAACCATTGAAAAACCTCTATGAAACAGGCAGTATCCGTTGGATGTTACCACACACAGGACATGTAATTATAGTTTCAAAATTGTTAGGTACTTCATTATTGGAAATATATGAAAATGTTTTACAGGATGATGAAAAAGAATTAGTAAGAAAAAATAATATTTATGAAGTTGCATTGCATAAGTTAAAGAAAGCTGCGATGTCGGTAGAGGTAATGGACGACCCATACAAGGTTGAAGAATGTGTCAGATGGCAATTATGTTTGGATAGTTTGGAAGAAGATGCTGAATATATTGCGAATTGTGCATCACAACATGTTGTGGAACGATATTACAGAGATGTTCGACTTACACAACGAAGTGATTGATAAATCGAGAATAGATAGCTACTACATTTTAGATGATAATTTTATGACAGTAAAAATAAATAAATTTCTTTTTTTTATATCAAATATATATAGAGAACTATGGACCCATTGTCGGATTTAAATCGTATTTTTCTTCCGAAAACCATTAAAATAAAAAAAAATACATTAAAAAACCCGGATGAACCAATCAAACCTAAACGAAAATATACTCGCAAAATGCCTCCAAGTAATTACGATATTACTTTACAACCTGTACCAACTGTCGAACCAACAGTTTCATTAGTTCCCTTTTCGAAGTGTTCGGCGAAGCCGAATCTTGTAACTAATCTCGATTTCAATTCCGCATTGAAATCTCAAATCATCAAACCCAAACGAAAATATACTCTCAAGATAAAACCAAACGCCATTGTCGAACCAACTATTGTCGAACCAACTATTGTCGAACCAACTATTGTCGAAAATATACATGTCGTAATAGGAGAACCACCCATTAAAATCAAAAGAAAATATACAAGAAAAAATAAAGATAAAACAAATAAAGACGAACCGCTAATAATAGAAGATAACACACAAATAGAAGAAATGCCGAGAAAAATTACCAATCCATCTTTAAATATCGAAACCTCTCTTTCACTAGTAAAAACCGCACCGGTTGTTCCGAATGCACCTGCGCCCGCTGAACAACCTGTATATTTTGCTCAAGAAAAACCGAGTCGTCTCAATGAATCCTTTATAGAATTAATGGACGACTTAGGTTTTGTCATGAGAAAACGCAAAGATAAGATGCGTGCACGAGCTTACAATAATGCGAAAGAAACTATCCAAACATATGAAGGGGATATTACAGATCCGATTCAATTAAAAGGAAAACCTGGCATCGGAAATACCATCTACCAAAAGTTAGTGGATTACAATAATACTGGTACATTAAAGATTTTAGAAGAAGAAAAAGACACCATTATTCAAAAACGCGCCATGGAAATTTTCACTAATATCTATGGGGTGGGTGAGAAAAAGGCAGAAGAGCTTGTGTTGAATGGTGTTACTTCTCTCGAACAATTGCGACAGCGCCAGATGGAATTATTAAACGATAAACAACGCATTGGACTAAAATATTATCACGACATTATGGAACGCATTCCTCGTGAGGAAATAGTGCGATATGAAGCTATTTTCCGTGAATCTATTACACCCGATATTACGGATTTAGAATTACAAATTGTTGGCAGTTATCGTCGCGGTCTTGATTCTTCGGGCGATATCGATGTTATTTTGACTTCGGAATCACCTCAACATTTTACAACCTACATTGATAATTTATTGAAGAAAAATATTATTTTGGAAGTGTTGTCACGCGGCCCGTCCAAATGTTTGGTAATTACCAAACTACCTGACGGTGAATTTGCTAGGCGAGTTGATTTTTTATACACGCCTCCACGAGAATTTCCCTTTTCGATTTTGTATTTTACAGGCAGCAAGGGGTTCAACACGGCCATGCGTGAATATGTTTTGAGTTTGAAATACACTTTGAATGAACACGGTCTGTCACATATGGTAGGGAGAACCAAAGGCGCATTGATTGATTACAATTTCCCTGACGAAGCTTCTATTTTTTATTTTTTGAATTTGGAATACAAGAAACCAGAAGAACGCACGGATGGTAAATCCGTTGTTGTTAAAACTGGATTGTTGAATGCTGCATCCGTTGTTCCTACAATTTCGGAAACACAAAACATTCAAATTGCTATTGAAGAACTTGTGGTTGCACCAGAACCTGTGGTTGCACCAGAACCTGTGGTTGCACCAGAACCTGTGGTTGCACCAGAACCTGTGGTTGCACCAGAACCTGTGGTTGCACCAGAACCTGTGGTTGCAGAGGAAGCCATTGAATC